TTTAGCTTCTCTACCAACAGCCATACCGTAGCCAATATCCACTACGTTGTTAAGACCGCCTGGTATTGTACCATAATCAGCAGTATTTGTATGACCACCGCCCCCGCCTACAGTTCCACCAAGGTTAGATACAGTGTTTAAATTACCGCCACCTATAGTGGCATCAGCAACTGCACCAATTGTATTACTAATTCCACCTGAAATGGTAGAGTTTGTAGCGCCTACAGTCATAGTATGGCTCTGACCCCAGTAGATAGAGAAGTCTACTTCATGCATCTTACCAAAGGGTGCACCTACAAGATTAGTAACAATAGGCCCGTTAGAACTAGTAACACATATATCTGTATTACCATTAAGAATACAGTTACCTGATGTACCGGATGGAATACTTACAACAGTACCATTCTGATATGCTCTATGAACCTCTAAGTCTGTATTATACCAGACCATACCATTGGTTTTAGCTAATGCACCCTCTTGAACTGTAGTTAATAAGTTAGTTCTTAGCGCATCTGTGGTACTCGTAAGAGTTACAGCACCTGTTATTGGGCCACCTGCTATGTCATACTTTAAAGCCACATCAGATAGCAGAGCCATGGTACCATCTTGATCTTGTATAGTTACAAGCCTGTCAGTACCTGTAGTAACATTATCTAAGAAGAATTTAACACGTTTTGTGTCATCAATATCATCATAGATGTTAAAGAGATTATCTGGAAATGCATTAAACCCATTAGTAAATTGTTTTAAGATGTATGAGATAACACCTTTATTAAACCCATTGTATATGTCTTCTGGTACTCTTCCCACTGCTCCACCGTCTACATACGCTTTAGCTGCTATATATCCATCGGAGTTATCTAGCTCTCCTACTACTGGTGGTCCATTTAAATCTGCCATTATATTATCCTGTTATTATTGCTGATGCTATCATTTTAAAAGAAGGGGGTGCAGGGGACATAGTAACTTTAACATTTATACTACTGGCTAAAGTCGTTACAGTTACGAGGGCTGAGATCCCAAGTAAGGGGTAGGTTAATGTACTCTGCGTAGTGTCACTATCTGCCAGAACACTCCCCCCAACTTGGTTATCATGGTTGTTAGTGAAAAGATGTACATCTGACCCCCGATGGATCATAGCCCTAGAAAAATTGGGAGGTGTCACTCCTGTTTTCTTTGATGCACTAAAAGTAGCCTCCCCACTGGTAACGTTAGTTCCATAGTCTGCTTCATAATAAATAGTGACTTGGATAGCTGTAGCAGTATTGACTGATAGGGATGCACTAGTAAGTGGTAGCGCAACCGTAGTATCATTAACCGTAGTTACATTAGTATTTGTTATAGAGTTAATACTTAACGAGCCTAAGTCCGATGCAGTCAGAAACTCATTCCCACCTGCTGGAGCATTGGCATTATCCATTGCAGCCTTTTGATCTGTAGTTGGTAAGTTACCATGAGTATGATCACCTAAAGCAACTGTGCCACCAGTGGTTCCCGTGTTAAGAACAGCAGAGTTACCTAGCCCTAAATTAGACCTAGATGTGGTTGCGTTAGATACATCAGATAAGTTGTTAACTGCGAGTAGAACACCTGTAGGAGCAGTAGTACCATCTACTATATCCGTTATTTGGTTCTGTAGTATAGTGTCAGCAGTATCAACTTCAGTAGTAGAGTAAACACCTAGGTTGGTCCTGGCTGCTGCAACATCACCCAGATCACTTAAGTTATTACTGATCTGTAAGAACCTGGTATTATTACCATCGAATAGTAAAGTAGTAATCACTACATCTGTGTCAGCTAAAGACCCCGCGCCTGTAGAAAAGAAAGTCACAGGCACATTAACATACCCACCTGCACCAGTTCCGCCTGTTTGTGTAACCGCACCAGAGACATCATAGTTTAAAACCTTAGTTCCATCGGTGATATGAGAGATAGTAACTGCATCATTTACACCTAGCTTAAGTAGACTGTTACTACTATTAACACCATCTCGGTCAAGATTTGCTATCTTCAATACGGTCGCACTAGCAGGTGCAGCATTATCTAACTTAATCTCTCCGTCAGCCGGAGCGCCTGTATCTGTTCTGAAGTCGTAACCAATACCAATTGCCGTAGCTAAGTTGGCTAAGTCTTGAGAGGTAGCAAATGGATTTCCAGCGGCAGGGCTAGATGCATTATCTATAGCTGCTTTCTGATCAGCAGTTAATGCTAACCCTTGAAGGGAAACTATACTAGCATCGTGGTCGCTGTCCTTCTTAAGACCATATGCATCAATCCCCATTCGATGCTCTGCGTGTTGCGAGTCTGGAACAAATGCGTTGGCTGGATCTAGGAAATAAATATCAGCATCTTTATAACCGGGGTTATTAGACTGATCACCTGAGAGTGTATTACTGTCTCCCATTATTTCTTAGTTATGCTAAACGGCATTTTATCTCTTGCTCCTTTACTCTTAATTATATTATCCGCGCGCGATTTAAAAGCTTCAGCTTCCTTAATTATTTCAGTTACTTTGGCTAGCGCCTTTTCTACCTGCGCCCCTTGTGCATCTAGCTTCACAGACGACTCTGCTAATCTTCTGGCTATCTTTCTGGTTGCGTGGCTAGCCATAGCTTCTAAGTTAATAGATACATCAGCTCTAGCCTTCGCAGCTATCTCAGCAGATTGCCTAAGCCTCTCTTCGCTAGCACCAATCATGTCATCCAACCTTTTATATTGTTCAAGCAAAGTCCTCAAATATTCCACTTGAGCTTCGCTTAGTAACTCTCTTATCTTCTCATCAGCATCAGGTCTGAGCCCCATGTAGATCGCATTAGAAAACTGTGCATCCATTTGCACAGACTCTAAATCAAAGCTAGCAGAACTCTTGAATGCTTCTTTAACTTCATCCGGTGTAGTTTTTAGCGTACCTGAGAAAGTCAGAAAGCCAGATGGGTCTCCTAGCTTTCGAGTTAGGTCGTCTAGTTTCTTCGATGCATTTGCTGTTGAGCTTTCGATCTGATCGAGCCTCATATTTATTCGCACTAAGGCTTCGATTAGCTTCTTTAAGATCAAGGGAATCGTCTATTTGAGTCGCCATAGGACGTGATTGACTGTAAAGGAATATAGCTCATGAGCTTATCTTCGGCCCATTGCATGTAGCGCTCCCCTTTTACTACGTCATTTTCATCGTCCCTTTCTCTCAACAATCCCCCAATGGTCATGTAAATAATAGGAATATCAAACTTATGTGGAAATGGAATCTCCACTGCCAACTGCGGTGCTGTAGCTGGGTTATCAGATAGGATTCTAAAGTCGTCTCGTACATTTAGAATAATAGAGTCTGTCTGTGATCTGTTAGGTGGTGGCCATATAAAGATAGCCAACCTGTCTGCTGTAGCACTGATCTGATTAGCAGATAGTAAGCTATAGAACCTGGGTTCTCCCTCTTGAGTAGCATCCACAGGTATATCGCTGTAGTCTCTTTCCTCTATAACCTGGGGTTCACCACCTACTGAAGGTGTTATTTCTACAGAAACCAATCGGCTTATGTCCGCAGGCAGCTCGTAAGCTTGTTGCCCTTGGACTAAGCTCAATGTAGTTCTATTAGCAGAGGTAGCAGTCATCTCAGCTACACGCCTGACAGCTTCAGTAGTGTACAAGGCTACCGCAGAATTAGGCCACGCAGTCTGTGTAGGATCTTGTAAAACCCTATATACCTCAGTTACTACGTTGCCGAAGTTCATTTAGTTCTATGCCCCACCTTTCCAATCTTCTTTGGGTTTTCAATCTCTTCCATGACTTCTACACTATAGCAAGGAACCTTCACCGGATCAACTGTACTGTGTATGCCATCTTTACTTATATCTACAATTCTTTCTTCAACGGACATATCGTATGCACCCTTTAAACAGTTGATTGCAAACTGAGTTAATCCATCTTCTAGGACTACACCACACATTCCACTTACTGTATGTGGTCTGTCTTGGGCATCTGCGACCGTTAGATCGAAGGATCTCTCACCTTTCCTTAATGATCTTACTATGCATTTCCACCTTCTGTGGCAGTTAGCTTGGTAATCTTCACGGGCTTTTTCCATTGAATCTATCCTACCAGCCTCTTTGGCTAGCAGTTTCTTAGTAGATTCCATCACCTTATTTACTGCATGAGCACTAGCTCCTTTTGGAATTGAAAGCTTCAACTCCATTGTATCTGTATTTTCTTGCGCTTTGGTCGTAGCCATTTTACTTTCTCCTTTTATTATAGTTCGGGACAATCTTTAAAGCCGCGCTAAGAGCTTGTCCCATACCCTTACGCTTGTTTTTTGCTTGTTCTTTCTTTGTATGAACCGGCATTTTATTAGTTAGTTTGGTCGAAGGCCAGCGAAACTCCGAAGAGAAACGCTGACCCGCATACACATAGGATACTTAGGAGAATCCTATTGCCGACCAAAGCAGCATCCTACGTGGCACCCACTGAAAATTCATAGCGGAACATGTAAGTCTGTTGCTTAATAATTATGGCACATTTGGATTTCCATCCTAATGTAGCTCTCTGATCTAGAGGATCAGCAGTACCTGCTGAACCTAAAGGCTTCATGATAATCTGTACATTACCATCAGCGATAGTAATAACATCATAAGCGCCTTTACCCAAGACAAGAGATTGATTAATGTCTTGTGGAGTAGCAGCAGCATTAGAAACAATCGCAGACTCAGTATCAGTAATGAAACTGAACTGCTTAAAAGTACCGTGCTCATTCATCCAAGTAGGTCTTTGTGAAGCATAACGCTCAGTATTGATATAAGTATTACCATTACTGTCGTCAAGAGCTTCTAGCAAAGTAGTAGCACTTGGTTTCACAATTGAAGGATAAGTCTCACGAGTTGGAGTTGTATTAATGTTAGGTGAACCATTAGTCATTGGACGAATAGCTTTAACCTTTTCATTCAAGAATGCTTGATACATGAAATCAAAGTCAGCAGCAAAAACACCTGAAGCAGTAATAGCGTTCTGGTTAGCGGCAGCATTTGCATAGCGAACGTTTGTACCACCTAATAGGTCGTCTCTTTTTACCAAGTTCATAGTTTCAGCAGCTTGTTCTGCATTTCTAGTATTAAGCTCAGACATCAAACCTGCAACAGATTCATCTTGCAACCTATCGGTTACAGTGATAAAACCACCGTATTGGTCTACTGTCTTAGAAATTCTAGTAAGGGTCAACTGTTGTTCAGTTGGCGTAACGCCTTCTGTCAAAGCTGTACCTTCTAAAGTTGCTAACTTAGCTACTTTGTTATAGCTAATTGAGTTCGAGTTATTCTTTGGAATAGCTCGGGAGTTTCCGAACATATCGTACAGAGCTTCAGGAGCTGCTATTTCAATAAATTCTTTAACGAAGTAAGAGTGATTGGCAGGAAATGCACCGAGTGCGGGTGCCGCATCTCCTAGTGTTCCTGTTGAACTGTTAAGGGCCATGATATTTTCCTCATAATAAGATTAGATTTTAGGTATGTTTTTCAACTTCCATTCTGCAAACTCTGCGCTAGACATAGCTAGGAAGTCTCGCGACTCATCTTCATTCACCGGTTGACTTCGCCCTCTAGCGCCACTGGAAACTGAGTCCATTGGATCTGGGCCGCCTTCCGCTTCCTGATTGTCTCCGGTTAGTTTGCTGTTTTCCTGATGGATAACTTCCACAAACATTTCACCATAGACTTCTGGATCGCCCTTAATCTGGACCCTTTCTCGAGGGGACAATTTTAAAAGCTCGGTGTCCATTGCGTCCAGCAAGCTTTCCATTCGTCCTGACGTGACCAAATCGTACATCGCCCGCCTTTCGTGCGGGTTGTCCCAATAAGCGCGGAATACCGAATCTGGTACTCTGGGCCTGAGATCGTCATCTATTTTAGCCATGTTGGTCTCAAAGTCAACATCATCTTTTATATCTGCAAACACCGCTTCTTTCGCTGATGCTTCCAAGCTCAAAGCTAAAGCTTCGTTCTCATCGAAGTCATCTGCAACTTCATCGAGCTTATCTGTTATATCATCAAAGTCTTCTGACCCTGTAGCAGTCTTTAGCATAAGCTGCACCTTCTTTTGTGCACTCTTATTACCATCGCTGGCTGCTTTCATAAGCGTACCGAGCTTCATCTCATCTGACTTCTGTATATTGGCTATCTGTTCTTGGCTAGATTCCGCCCTACCTAACATAGATTTAAGCTCGTGATGATTAAACTCGCGCTCCTTACCCTTAAATGTGAAGTTAAACTTGTGGTTTTCAAGTAGTGCTTCCTTCAATTGGTCTTCAGTTATGCCCTGATTTTGTAGAAAGCCATTGAAAGCATCACTATTTATCTCTCTAAACTGCCCTTCGTCATCGCTGGCTACCGGTTCCTGTTTGGCTACCTGTGGTTGGCTACCTATAGCTTCACCCAGGCTATCCACTTTACGTATATTAACAGCGCCAGATTGTTCTTCATTTAGCTCAGCTTGGACACGCTTAACTCTATCCATTATTTCTGGGCCTACATCTTCATCTACTGTTAATGTGTTTGCATGGTCTATTACTTGGTCGGACATTCTATTCTCCTTGTATTAATGTACTATATGTATTTAAGTATTCTTGAGCCTTATCACCTTCTTTCTCTAAGTCTTCAAGATAGTGCTTGAGTCGTACTCGGGATAGCCATAGACTATAGACCCGGGATTCCTCCTCCTTCAAGCCCTGGTTCGCCACCTGCACCAACTGGTGCTCCAGCTCCACCAGCGAGTCCTGCAAGAAGCTCTTCAATACCAGCTCCTTGAACTCCGGGTTCTCCTTCAGCCGGTGGTAGCCCTTGCCCTTCTCCACCGAGTCCTGCAAGCGGTTCTTGTATATCTCCTCCTGGTTCGGCAAGGAGGCTTGCTGGGATTGTGATTCCTCTGGTTCCGACATAATTACTCCTGTTAACAGCTTCAACTTTAGCTAGCCCCATTGCCTTAGCAGTTTCTGTAGAAACAACAGATATTGTTTCTTGTGTTACGCCTTGGCCGACTAGTGGACCAAAGAACTGTGCAAACTGCAACAGGTTATCAATCCGTTGTTGATTATCCGCAGATATTTTAATGTCAATATCAACATTAAAGTATCCACCAATATCTTCTTTAGATAAAGTTATCCACTCTCCTGGTTCAATTGGTGCTATGCCTGCTTCGGGTAGCCCTGGTATACCAAATTGCACTTTGAGTTGTTGTTTATCTAAGTGTGTTTGGTTATAGGCTATCATTCCACGTACCATTGGTTTCAAAAACATCTCAACAAAGCGCATAGATTGCTCCCACATACGCATATCCGACCTCTGAAGTATGGCAGATATACCTGTAGCTGTCTGATTTAGACTCCTAGAGTCTGATCCTTGAGAGTATCTAGTAAACCCAGACCTGTTTTCAGCGGCTACCTCCATCATTTCCCAGGCCGTAAAGGCGTGGTTTGCTATTGGAGCAGGGGGAAGCGGGTTAATAGACCCAGGCTTGCGGACTGGGATTGGGGTTCTAGTACCCGCAGGCGCTTTCTGCAACAATAGCAAACCTACGTCGTCGATATTAGTGCGGTCGACTTCGTATATACCATTGTTCTGAGCATTCAAATTGTCAGAAAGCATACGCATAATTCCTGTTCTAAACTTCTGTATAGAAGATAACACCTCTGCCCAGCTAAAAGCTGGATTGCCAAGTACGTCTCTAATACATTGAGCTTGGTAAAAAGGTGGTCTTTGTAGAGGTGTTGGATTCTTTATCACCTGCACAAGTACATCATCAATAAACACAGCCATAATAGGTATAGCTTTTCCGGTAGCCTCAACATCATACATAGTCCAGTGCTCCCGTCTTTTGTATAAAGCCATGGCTCTGGGCCTACTGGTCTTCTCTCCTACCCAATTATTCTGTGCTTGTTGTTCATCTCTAAGATCTGAAGACCTATCCTGTCTACCAGGTGCTTCCATAATCTTCATGAACTTATCTTCCAATAACCCTTTAGCCCCTGTCATCATCTCTATTAAGTCAGATCTAGTTAAGTCCTGGTCCTGTGTGACAACAGTAGAATCCAAGAAGTTCTGTACCGTCCAGTCATACCTAATTTCAGCAGCGGGTACAGGTGTAGGCTCTGGTCTACCCACCGGTTCGTTCTTCCCCGGCTTCTTTTTCTTCCAAGTGAGCTTTGCATAGCTCTCACTTTGGATAAGAAATGCTTTAATCGTGTCATAAAGCAATTGATAAAGGGGTATCTTTCTCTTTAATTGGTACGCTAACAGCTCTCTATTGACTGCTGCGGATATTAAAGTACGTACATCAGCCCCCTCTGGAGTGACATCTACTAACTCTTGAGTCTCCATGAAAGGCTGAATCATAGTCGGAACCATCCATTCAACTATATTAAAGATAGTAGAGTCAACCATATCTGACTGACCCTTTACTTCATTTCCATACAAGCTCATCTTATACTCATTATAAGCTTTAATACGTGCAGCCTTAGCTGTGTTATACCCGGCTCTTAGAGATAAATATTCACTATTGAGATCAGATTCTATAGAACTAATACTAGTATCCGGGAAGTTTGGCAACGGATCGCCTATCTTTCCACGCATCTTTTTCTCTAGAGTCTCAAATTTATCTTTCTTTGCCATTGTTAAAATACCGTAGATGAAGTTGCATTGAGTAATTCCTCAACATTAATCTTATATGCACCGGGTGATGTGTGATTCATTTTGCTATATGCGAGGCAATCAAGAATATCATCGTGACGGCCACGAGGAAAGCTAACCAATTCGTCACACATGTCGACCCACCAGCTAGCTGATGCAGGTACGAGTAGCTTTCGCTGTTGAAATAAGCCTTCAAGTCCATATATACGTAGTTTACCCATTCTAATTTGTTTACCATCAATTCTTTGTATAGGTAGAATGTGCCCACCCTGCCACTTTCCGTCTTCTAAGTCCTGTGCCAGGTACTCTTGCCCCTGTACAGACTCAATATACACAGTATTTGGGTTAAACTTCTTGTATTCTTCCACGATTTCGTCCAATATCTCGTGATGTACCATATGTTTTCTTGAAACATTGAGCACCCATATCTGTCCAAGGCTATCCATTTGCGTAGTCAATATGACTGTAGGGTCATGATCACCATCGGGGTGTATCCCTGGGTCTACTATAGTAATAGTATCCATACCCCCATTCTGTGCTGCCTTAAGTTGCTCTGGATTATAGAACCTTATGCGCCCTGGATCAAAAACCCTATCCTCTCTGGCTACCGCTATGTTCATATACTCTGTATTAAACCTATATAACATATTATTAGCTATATATGATTTCCGTCTTGTCTCTATCCAAGCTTCATCGTACTTATCGGGCCATGTCGGGTTACCAGTTTCGTCATCAATCACCCCATATCTAAAGGTTTTCCACTTACTATTGGTCCTATCATCGTCTAATGGTTGTTGAATTAGGTTAGCTAGCAGACAATCCTCATGTAACATGGTACCCACGTAAAAGAAGCGAGCCATTTTGCCAAGTGGTATCACATCAGCAAAGAACCAGTCCTTTAATTTCTTCCTTTGTTCCTTAGACCGTACCCCCTCTGTAGTCTCAATGTCATCTATAACCACAATATCGGGCCTAGACTTCTCAAAGCGTTTACCTCTAAGCATTTGCCCTGCTCCATGGCAAGTAATAAAGTATCTCTTCTTTCCAATCTGGTAGAAGAACTGTTCTTGGGTATTCCGTACAATAGATATGCTATTTGCCAGTATCGGATGTGTAATAATAGCATTCTTTACGTTCATAAGTTGGTCTTTTGCTATCTGTAAGGTAGCCCCAATGTACATAACGTAGGTATACTTCCTATGCAGTACGTTCCAACTGGCAAATGCATCCCACACGTAGGTAGTTTTACCAAATTCACGTGGAAATGCAAGTACTGTACTATCATCTGAGCCTACTAAAGCTTCAGACAAGCTGTGATGTAGCGGAGATGGCTTAATAAAGAAGGTATCTGGGTACAAAGCGGTACCCAAAGTAACCAAACTACCTCTTGTTAGTCTAGCTAGTTCATCTGCCTGCTCTGCTATGGGCGCACTAATCACATTGCTTCCATACGCTTTATGTTATCCAGAGCTTCAGTGAATATATCACCTAAGTTAACTTGCACATTAGTGTCACCGGGTCCAGATTCTACTTTCTTCTGTTCTGATAACACTTTCTTCATCTCTAACAAGCGCTTTGTGTTAAATGCCAATCTTTCCTTAGCTTCATCAGGTGTAGTATTGTAGCTTTCTCCCCGTATCGTGTGCGTCTTGTCTGGATCTGCAACTGCCAACTGGTGCAATGTAACATTCTCTGCTGTAATACGATCTATTTCGGCTCCGAGTGATATATCAATCTTTTTTGAGAGCACATCTACATTAGAAGGTGCGAAAGCTAGCACATCGTGCTCTTTCTCTTCCACTGCATAGCGTACTAATTGGCGAACTTGCTCGTTTGTTAGTTCTAAATCAGGATAAGTGTAGGCAACTTCAGCCTGCACACTGGCTATATCCCCGTCTAGCTCTTGTACCTTCTTAACAAGATCATATGGTAGCTTGGCTAATTCCATTGGTCGGCATAACACAAATTACTCTGTGTATTGAATAAACTCTGCTACGTATGCGATAGCCATTATTCAGACTCCGTGATAACTATTTCTTCCATTGCTATTCCAGCTGGTGCAGAATTAGAAAGACCAACAGCATCTTTGACTTTCTCTTTGATTGTCTTCTTTTGTTTCTTTGCTACAGGTGCAGAAGAGCTTGCTGCCCATCTAGCCTTAGCCTTTTCTTCTCTAGGTCCGCTTCCCATTTTCTCTCCTTAGCCGAAGCTCTTAGTTGTTATTGGGCCTGTTACTGCCCGTTTATCCGACTTTAAAACTCTGTGTGCTCTGGCGGCTATACGCTCTTTTTCAGTTACGTCATGGGTGTATTCGATAGACTTGATCGTG